GTTACGTAAAAGTTCCGGAATGACAATGCCGTTGAGTCCTGTGCCTTCTTGTCCATTCTTGAGGCCAAACATATGACCGAGGAACCTCCTGAACTTACCATTATCTTCTTGATTCACCTTCATCGTGAAACCGGCTGCATCCCACAGGGAGAGCTCAGCTTGGCGTTGTTCAGGGGTGTGGCAGTGGGAGGAACCATAAAACATATCATCACCATCACACGCCCAACTGAACCAGATCTTCTTCTCACTCCAACGAGACACAACACGCCTCGTTTGGCCTTGGTTGAGCAACGTGATGCACGAGGCTACTGGAAAGTTCGCGTACAACGTCAATACCACATTGACTATCCAATTCAATGATGAAGTACCGCGATGACCAGACCGCCGTATCGCCTCGATGTTGTGATACACATGGTCCTTGAAGCACTTGCGCCTAAAGCGCATCCGAAGTTTCTTCTTCTCATTCACTTCCTGGTGCTTCTTCAGCCATTGCTCCGGGACATAACCGAGGTCCATGACCACCTCCATTATGTGAAGAAGAATCCTGTTTTCTATCAGGTCTCTGATTTCATGCTTGCAAGAAGCATCCCATGCGGAGCCGTCCGTTGCGGTCATGTGCAGCTTCCCTTGAAACATGTCCACAACATCCTTCAATGCATCTTCCTTAGTCTTATGCTTAATAGCATGTGACTTGTGTTCAAGGTACATAAGATGCTCGAAGATGGCTATGACAAGGAGGGCCATAACCTGCCCCACATCCCCGTCGTTCTTTATGGGACGAGGTGGCTTGGAGTTCGTTTGCGCTTCCGTCTTCACAAAGCAGTCCGGAGAGAAATCCAAGTCCATCATCGTCCATAGCTTTTCCACTGCAGCCATCATCCTCGCGTCTGACCATTTCCGCGACTTGAGATCTGCGAAGTTCGGTTCCCAGAGGATCTCATTTACAACATCATGTATGCGCTTCACACTGAAAAGGCCACCATTAGCACATAGTGCATCGACAATCTTTGAGATGTCCCTCTTCTGGATGGCCGTAAGGCAAAAAGGTTTCTTCTTTTGTGTGATACGCCGATCGATAGCATCAGCCATGTTGGTGTTCGTGTTAGCGTACACATTGCGCAATTGATGGACATAGGGTCCACACGCAACACTTTTCAGCTGAGTCGCCTCGAGCCCGATCTCCTCACCGTTTTCCATGGCAACCTGGACAATCGGGCCATCGGTGTTTATGGCATAGCTCTCATTCAAGGCCATCAACAGCCTGTTCCGTTGATCTTGTTCATCATGAGCATGACCATGCGCAATACGGCCAGGATTGAGATATTCAAATCCTGGCGGTTCAGAAAACGTGGCCAAGTAGTTCGCAAGACTGGGAAGGAGACCGGTACTATCGGCAGCAATGGCATCCCCCAACCACTCGGGGATTTCGCTCACCACCGCATGTCCTGGTCCGGGATCTCCTGGTCCTCCCTGTCCGGGTCGTAGCCCGGGATCATTCTGATCCGCAACCACGTCCGCCACGTGAATCGCTGCCCCCCGTGGTGCTGGGAAAGGATTCGGGGGTCCTCCTCCAATGAAAGCTTGAAGCTCTCCGGGGTTACCAGTCTCGACACCTGCTGCTCCATCACCAGCTGCATCGCCAACGGCAACGTGCCCTGTCGGCACAACCTCTTGATTCGCTGGCGCAGCGTCAGGTTCTTGTACAGGTACAGCACCGGTGTCTCCCCCTGTTGCCGCCCTAAGATACGCTCCCAAGTGCGGCTCTTTCCTGGCATCAATACCATGACTCCGAGGAAGGTGTCTGAATCCAGTTCCTTCTCCAAATACGACAGGGGCAACAGGTCCTCTTCCTCGACATGGTACCACGACCGTGGGTCTTGCCACGACCAAGCAAGGTAAGCAACAGCAGCGATCCTCATCCGCTTGGCGCGCGTGATATCTGGAGACAGCCCAGGGCGCGAACATGTGGAGGGATTGCGAGACGCCAGTTCCATCTTTAAACCTTGTTTCGGTAGCAAGTGCCATCCCACCATCAGCAGTTTTCGTAGGGAGCTGAGAAGCTGAGGGGTAGCAGCGTTTCGTATCAAGAACGTGAAAGTCCGCTGCGCGGAGGTGGATGTTCCAAGTAGTATCCGACCACTTCCTGCATCCCTTGCAACGTCCTCGTACATGTGTTGTAATGCAATAATCTCCCTCTGGGGGGAGAAGTGATGCGAGCCCCGCATCGCAATACGGGCACGGATCCACTCGAACAGCCTGAGGCCAAGACAGCATATCCACTGAAGGACTGCCGGGATCTGTAGCACGCGTGAAAGCGCCGTAGCGTTGATCCAATAGCTACGCATTTCTCGTAGGCATCCCTCAGGAAGGATCGCGGTCCC